CAAGATCAAATAGACAGAATTGAAAAAATATTTTTAGTAGCAACAGGCGCATTAATGTCAGGTATGGCCGGTGTTATAATTGTATTACTACAAAAACTGTAATTTTTTTGGGAGGTTGGGCACTCAGCTGCCGGGATTGATTATAGTGGGGACTATAATCACTATATCCATTCTCTAAAGTCTTCATCCATAATTGTATTAGCAATATTAACTTTATTACGTAAAGCTTTTACAATTCTTTCATCAATAGTATCTTGGCTCATAATATCTATGTAAGTCATTTTTTGAGTTTGACCAATACGATCAATACGTGCTTCTGATTGTTGTCTCTTCTCAAGATCATAACCATTAGAGAAATAAATCATATTACTACCTGCAGTTAATGTAATACCATAACCACCTGTATGAGTAGTACCTACAAAAAATCTACACTTATCATCTGTTTGAAATTTTTTAATATTAGCTGATCTAGTATCTGTATCTGTTGCACCATAATAATCTACAACAGAATCTTCACCATATACTTTTTTAATCTCTTCAATAATTCTTCTTACATCATGAGTATAGTGAGACCATATAATAGTTTTACCCTCTACATTCTCAAGTATATTCATTAATTCACCAAGTCTACTACAAGGTAAATTTTTTATAGTTCCATCGTCTGCAGTAAAATGACCACAAGTAATTTGATGTAGTCTCATTAACTGAGTCATAACAGTTGCTGAAGATTGCATTTTACCATCAAGAAATGCAATAGCTTCTTGTTTCATTTGTTTATAAACTTTCTTTTGTTCTGGTGTAAGTTCAACATAATGTTTTACAAAAGTTTTTTCTGGTAAATCTAAACAGTCTTGTTTTAATATTCTTTTAGAAAAAGGTTTTATTTTATCAGATAATTCACCAAGATTTCTGTAACCAACAACTATTTCAACACGTCTACCTTGTACTTCAATTTTTTTAGTAACAGCATATCTTGATTTAAATATCCAATAAGAATCATGACCTAATAACCATGGATCAAGAAAAGCACACTGAGAAAATAAATCTAATGGTGATTTAGTTACAGGTGAACCTGTTAATATTCTTCTATATTGAGCAAACTCTCTTAATTCTAAGATATTTTTTGTTCTATTAGATGTTGGAGTTTTAATTGTAGTAGATTCATCAATTGCAATCATTGCTTTATGACAAGATAAAAATTTCTTAGCAAACTCTGTACCATTACCAGATGAAAAAGCTTCAACATTCATAATTAAAATATGAAGATCAGTTCCTGTTTCAAATAAAGTATTTAATAATTGTTTTTGTTTTGTAGATTTATCTGATGTTTTCCATAGCACCATCTTTTTTTCGATATGATCAGGTAAATGCACCGGCACTTCCTGATCATACCAGTTCTTATAAACACCTTTAGGTGCAATAAGAAGGAGGCCATTTATTTGGCCTTTATCATATAACATTGCGGCATTATCTAGTAATACCTTTGATTTACCTGTACCCATTTCCATAAAGTACGCAAAATTTTCTTTGTCCCAAGATGCTTCTAATGCATCTAATTGGTGCTGATAAGGCTTAGTTTTAAATTTATAATTCATAATATATACTCTGTTTACTTTTCTTTCTAATTACTATAGTAGTTATGAAAAAGAAAAAGTCAATGAGCAAAGTTTATTTAACACAAGAAATACCAGGTAGTTCAATTGGACAGCCAAAATATAATGTTTTGGGTGCACAAAAGTTTGGACAAATTGTCACACTTCTGCCAGAAAAAAGCCAGATTATTTTATCACCTGGTCCACTAATACAAAAATTAAGAACGTTATTAAAAGATTATACAACTGATGATTACTTATTATTATCAGGAGATCCTGCAATTATTGGTGTAGTTTGTTCTGTTGTATCTGATATAACAAATGGTAAATACAATTTATTAAAATGGGACAGACAAGAAAAAACTTATTACCCTATCGAAGTAAATATATTTCACAAATAGTCTTGACAAAAGATCTAATTGATCTTATTTATAACAGCATGAAAGTTAAACAGAAAATAATTAAAGGAGTTATATAATGATAATAGATATGCGTAAAGACGCACCTGATCAAGCAAAGATTGTTGATCCAGATGCACTTTCTACAGAAGTAGAAAAATTACAGGGAATACAAAAACAAATAAAAGATCTAGAAGATAGAGTTAAAGATTTAAAAGAAGATGAAAAATACTTTAGCTGTGTTGTTATCCCAAAATTAATGGAAGACATGAACCTAGCTAGTTTAAAACTAAAAGATGGTTCAGAATTAACTGTTAAAAAAATATTTAGTGCCACATTAAAAGCTGATAAAAAAGCTGAAGGCATACACTGGCTTCGAGACAATGGCTTAGGTGATATTGTAAAAAATAATATTACAGTAACATTTGGCCAAGGCGAAGATAACAAGGCTGTCGATTACGCTAGCCTTGCGAGGTCGAATGGGTATGAACCTATCCAAGAGGAGAAAGTTCACCCATCGACACTCAAAGTAGTTATGAAGGAATGGAAAGACAAAGGTCATGAAGTTCCTGCAGAACTATTCAATACGTTCGATGGAAATCAAACGTATTTAAAAAATAAAAAATAAACCAATAACTAAATATAAGGAGTTATATTATGGCTAATACAGCTATCGAGAAGAAGAACAGTGCAGGCGCACTGGCAACTATCAGTCTTAGAAGTGATTCTGGGAAAGGTAGTGAAGAAATCAAATCGGATGATATGTCAACACCGATCTTGAAAATCCTACACCAACTATCGCCCGAGTGTAACAAAAGCAATGCAAAGTACGTAGAAGGTTCACAACCTGGTATGATCTATGCTAAAGGTCTTGGTACATTAATAGATGGTGACAAAGGCGTGGATATATTAGTTGCACACGTGCAAACAAGGTATCCAGAATGGCAAGAGATGGGAGATACAGCAGCTCCTCCAGTCACAACTCACCTTTCAATTCCTTCAGATGCAAAGGAAGAAAGAAATGGTAAGTGGAGACTATCAAATGGTAACTACTTAGAAAAGACTGCATACTTTTATGTGGTGGTATTAGGTGATGAACCTAGACCTGCGGTAATTACTATGAGATCATCTAACTTAACACCTGCAAGAGAATTGAATCAGTTGATTAAGAATCTAAGATTCAAAGATGAAAAAGGTGTTTACAATCCGGCAGCATATGCAGCAGTTTATAATTTAAAAACTGTTGGTAAAGTTGCAGGTAGTAAGAGTTGGCATGTATATAAACCTTCAATGAGCAGAGCATTAGATGTTTCTGTTGATGCTGATGCGCAGTTATACTTAATGGCACAAGAACTTCAAAAGTCTGTGTCTAAAGGTGCAGCAAAACCTCAGTATGAAGAGAAGAGTGCTAAACCAACTGAAGAGATTATCTAATTCACTAAGTGAATACTCTAGAGGAGAGGCGATTGCGCGAGAGTGAAGTCGCCTCTTTATTAATCATAACATAGGAAATTATGAAAGACTTTATAAAATATTTTACAGGCTTAAAAAGAAATTTTGGTTTTTGTAATATTAACAATGGTTACAAAGATCCAGATACAGGTAAATTAAAATTTAATCCTGGCGACTATGGTTGGTCAGGAAAATTAATTACTGAAGAAGATTATACTCAACATTTAAATGGAACTAAATCTATAGGTATACAACCTTGTGATGATGACGGTTTAGCTAGATTTGGTGCGATAGATATTGATCCTAAAGTATATAAAAATTTAGATATAAAATTTTATCTAGATACAATTCAACAAAAACAATTACCACTAATACCTATTAAATCTAAAAGTGGTGGACTTCATTTATATATATTTACTAGGGAATTAGTAAAAGCAAAAGTAATAAAAGATTTTTTAGAACAAGTATTATTTTTATTTAAACTACCAATTACAACAGAGATATTTCCTAAACAAACTAGACTAGGAACTAATACAGATGATCAAAAAGTAAATGGTAACTTTATTAATCTTCCATACTTTAATAAAAATGAAAGAGTTGCATTAGATCCATCAGGTCAAGAAATGACATTAGATTTATTTTTAGAAGTTGTTGCAATGAATTTAATGACATCAACTAAACTAAAAGAAATATCTGATAATATAATTAAAACAGAACTTACAGGTGGTGCAGAAGAATTTAAAGATGGTCCACCATGTTTAGAAATATTATCTAAAGAAAAAATGGATGATGGTAGAGATAGATTTTTATATAACTACATGGTGTTTGCTAAAAAGAAATACGCTGATGATTGGGCTAAGAAAGTATTGCAAGCAGGTAGAAATTATTTTGAGTTCAATGAAACTTGGACTGATGATTATATTAAAAAGAAAATAAAAAACTGGGAGAAAGATACTAAAGGTCATACTTGTAATGATCAATTACTTGCACCGGTTTGTGTTAAATCTGAATGTGTCAAAAGAAGATTTGGTGTTATCTCTGATAAAAAAATTGATTGGCCAATGATGACTAATTTAATCAAAGTAGATTTTAAACCAGACCCTGAATATTATTTTACAGTAGAAAATAAAACAGGTGAGTCTGTTGTAGTACATGCAAAAAATGTAACACAACTTCGAGATCAAAAAGAATTAGGTAGTTTAATAATGGCGCAGGTAAACGTATTACCACCTCCTATAAAACCTTTGGACTTTCATGCATTGATAAATGCTTTGTTAGATACTGTTGATACAGTGCAACCGGCTCCAGGGACCAGACCAATGGAGATATTAAAGAAACATTTAAAAGAATATATAAATGGTACACAAGCAAAAACATATGCATCATTTGAAAGTGGTAATGTTTTAAAAGATGAAGTTTATGCTTACTTTGTTTATGATGAATTTTATAATGAACTAAAAGAAAATGGTTGGAGAAAAGATTCATCAAGAACTTCTCACATGATTCAAAAAATGTTTGATACAAAAGATGATTCATTACCTCAACCAGAGTTTGGTAAGAAAAAAAGATTTCCTGGTAAACATAAGAAGACCGGTAAACCATATCCAGGTGTTAATGGATGTGTAGCTGTGCCTTTATATCTATTCGATAAGGAAGAAGAAGATATAGAAGAGACTGCAGACTTTACAGAAGAGGAAATTGTATAATGATATATAAGTTTTATGGACCACCAGGTACAGGTAAAACATATAGACTAATTAGTAGAGCTAAAGCTTATGTTAGAATAGGTACACCTTTAGATAACATTGCATACTTTGCATTTACTAAAAAAGCTGCAGGTGAAGCAAGAGATAGAATGCCTGCAGATAATGATAAACTATCATACTTTAGAACAATACATTCATTTGCATATGATCAATTAGAATTAAATGATGGTAAAGTTATGCAGCCATCAGACTATGAAGCGATAGGTAAAGAGATAGGTGTCAAAGTAAAATACTATGACAAATATAATAAGGAAGATATCAACTATTTAAATTGTGATAGTCCATATTTTCAAATGATTGGTAGAGCAATCAACAGAGATATTAGTATTAGAGATGAATATGATAGAGGAGAACATAATAAAAAAGAAATTAAATGGAAGATATTAAAAACAATTGATGACAATTTAAAAGAATACAAGAAAGTAAAAGAAAAATTAGATTTTAATGACATGATAAAACAATTAATTGAAAAAGAATCTTTACCTAGATTTAAGGTTATATTTATTGATGAAGCTCAAGATTTATCACCATTACAATGGAAATTATTTGATAAACTAAAAGAACATACTGATGATATTTATTTAGCAGGTGATGATGATCAAGCTATCTTTGCCTGGGCTGGTGCAGATGTAGATAGATTCATAAGTCAAAAAGCTGATCAAGAAAAAGTTTTAAAGTATTCAAAAAGAATATCTAGAGCAGTTCAAGAACAATCAGAAATACCTATTGAAAAAATAGAAGGGTTAAGAAAAGAAAAAGATTATTATCCAAGAGACTATGAAGGTGAATGTGAATACATAAATAATTTAGATCATGTAGATTTAACAACAGGAAGATGGGTTATATTAACTAGAACTATTAGTAGATTAGTTAGTATGAAAAAAGAATTAAGAGAAAGAAATTTATATTATCAAACAAAGAAAGAAAAATCTTTTAAGGTTAGAGTATATAATGCACATATTAATTATAACTCTTGGTGTAGAGGAAAGATATTAGATGAAAAAGAATGGAAAGATATTGAAGAATACATCGGAAAGAAAATGGAAGACTGGGATCCAGATCTAGATTGGTTTGATGCATTTAAAGAAGTTGAATATGAAGACAAAGAATACATTAAAGAAATGATGGAGAATGGAGAAGATTTAGATTTACCTGCTAGAATATTTATATCAACCATACATGCATTCAAAGGTGGAGAGCAAGACAATGTAATACTTTGTTTAGATCAACCAAATAAAATTAAAAAAGCAGTACGTAAAAGTAAAAATAAAAGTGATGAAGAACATAGAGTTTGGTATGTAGGAATCACACGTGCTAGAAATAATTTATACAAACTAAAAGCTAAAAAGAAAGTTAATGCATACAAATTATAGAATTACACAACTGTGTAAACAGAACGGGATAGCGACATTTCCTATGGGGTGGGTGGCAGCATCTTCCTCTAACGAGGGAAGTTGGTTCGGATCGCGATTCCCTTTGTTTTTTAATCCGTTAAACCAACAACTGCCACAAATAACTTAAAGGAGAAAATATGCACCAATCACAAATAGATGAACTAGCAATACTCTGGAATAAAACTAGAGATGAAAAATATAGAAAGGCCTGGTATGAAGCGGTCAGAAAGGTATATGGATAATGAGTAATAAAGATATGTTTGATAAATCTTTTCCACAAGATAAGCAGATAGGCGGGAGTCACTACAAAGACTTTCACATTCAACCATATGAATTTATTTCTAAGAATGACCTTTCTTTTTTTCAAGGAAACGTTATAAAGTATGTGTGTCGTTACATGAATAAAAATGGCATACAAGATTTAGAGAAAGTAATTCATTATTGTGAATTAGAAATTAAAAAGATGAAAGACATGAAGAGGAAAAAATAATGCCTAAATGTTTTAGTTGTAATGAAGAGCTTGTATGGCAAAATGATTATGATGGAGAGGATTGTGGTACAGAAGAATTTTTAATTATGTCTATGTATGAATGTCCTAATGAAGATTGTAATGCATGGTATGAAGTTTATCATGGCAAACCAGAAAAGGAGAAACACTAATGTTGATGCCAACTACAGAATGGGTAGCACCTACAGAGTTTCCTGATTTAAGAAAAGCAGATGAGATTGCAATTGACTTGGAGACAAGAGATCCGGAATTAAAGAAACTGGGTTCAGGGGCCATTAAAGGTAGTGGTGAAGTTGTAGGTATAGCTGTAGCTGTAGATGGTTATAAAGCATATTTTCCTATTGCTCATGGTGAAGGTCCAAACATGGATCGTAAAAAAGTTTTAGATTGGTTCACAGATGTATGCCAATCACCTGCTACAAAAATATTTCACAATGCAATGTATGACGTATGTTGGATTAAAAATTTAGGTATTAAAATTAATGGTTTAATTATAGATACAATGATTGCAGCATCTATTATAGATGAAAATAGATTTCAATACTCACTAAACTCTTTATCTTGGGTTTATTTAAAACAAGGTAAGAATGAAGCTTTACTAACTAAAGCAGCTAAAGAAAGAGGTTTAGATCCTAAAGCAGAAATGTGGAAACTACCTGCAAGTGAAGTAGGTGGATATGCAGAAAAAGATGCCGAATTAACTTTATTACTATGGCACTACTTAAAAAGAATTATTATTGAAGATGATCTTCAAGATATATTTAATCTTGAGACTGATCTCTTTCCTTGTTTAGTTGATATGCGCCACCTAGGTGTTCGGG